AGGAGGTCATTTCCATTTACAAATAGGAAAAAGTTCGGGTTCGGTATCAAGTGATGGGATACAATCTGATAAATTACAACAATTAATAAACCAGTCAGATAAGTCTAATTTTATGAAGACTTTGAGGGAAATTGCATCTTCCAATAAAGAATTTAAATACGAAAAACAATCAGGAAAAAAACTTCAATATCAACCTGAAGTTGAAAAGTTGCAAATAGTGTTGCAGTTTTTAGGTTATTCATTACCTAAGTGGGGGGTTGATGGTCTTTTTGGTCCTGAGACAAAAAAAGCGGTCGAATCCTTTCAAAAAAGTAATAATCTACAAGTAACAGGGACTTTAAAAAAATTAGATTTACAATTTCTTTACGCTTTGTTGGTTTTACAAAAATTCGAGGAAAGTGATTTGACTAATATTGAGTATGAAGAAGAAATAGATTATACTCAGTTACCAAAAACTGGACCGATTAGCCCAAACCAAGTTATTTCATTTTTTATAAAAAAGGGATTAACCCCTGAACAATCGGCAGCGATTGCCGGAAATCTTTATCAAGAATCAAATCTTAATCCGTCAATTGTTAATAAAAAATCAGGAGCATTTGGAATAGCTCAATGGTATAAAGATAGGTTTGAAAAGTTAAAAGAATTTATGGAAAGTAATAATTTTGAATTATCTAATCCAATTGGCCAATTAGAATTCATTTGGAATGAATTACAAACCACAGAAAATAGAGCATTTATTGATTTTAAATCGGCGAGAGACTTAAAACAAATGGTTCGTTCTTTCGCTAAGAAATACGAAAGAATGGGGTTTTTAGAAGCTAATATGTCTAAAAGAATTAATTATGCAAAACAATTTTTAAATCAATATAATCAATCAGTATAAATAATTGATAATAACGATATATTTATAAAGAAAAATCTTAAAAAGATTATTAACTCAATGAAATCGATAAAAAAATGGGAAAGCTAAAACCTATAGGAAGTGAAAAATTACAAGGAGATGAAAAAATCAATAGAATTTTAGAACTTGCTAAGTACAAAGAAATTACGCCATCTTCAATTAATGAATCATCTTCAAACGAATATACTATAACTTTGTCAGATGGTAACAATTATCATATTGACAAAGAAAAAAACGGATATGTTATCAAAAGAACTTTGAGCGAAGGAACCACAGAGTATATTGAACCGATGAAAAATAGAAAATATTATTCATCTTATTCCCAAGCATTTAAGAGGTTAAATCTAATAACTAAAGAAATAAACACCCTTACCGGAAACAACGAAGGTATTTCACTTTTTAACGAACAAAAAAAATTCGTTCTTAAGACTCCGAAACCCGAACCAACACCAAATCCTGAGCCTGAAGTTTCTTTACCGGCACCTTCACCTGAAATTCCTTCAGAACCCGCAGGTGATATGGCACCACCTATGGGTGACGAAATGCCAGAACCTGAAATGGGTGGTGAAATGGACATGCCGTCAGATGAAATGACAGGTGATGATATGAGTATGGAAGAACCTGAAATGGGTGAACCCGAAGATGAAGGTATGGTTTCATTTAAAACAATTCAGAAATTGACTGGAAAACTAGGTCAAAAATTGAGAAAACTTAATCAAAGTGAAGAACCAATATCTGCGGATGATACAAAATATGTTATCAATTCAATTTTATCGGCACTTGATTTATCTGTATTGTCGGATGAAGATATGGAAGAAATAATCGGTAGATTAGAAGATTCTGAATTCGAATCTGAAGAGGAAACCGACATGGAGGAACCATCTGATGAAATGGAACCTGAGATGGAAGAACCGTCAGATGAAATAGAACCTGAAATACCTGAAGGTGAGATGTTTGAATCTGAAAATGATGAGCAGTGGGAAGGAACAATGGTGGGAGAATATGATTTAGGGTTTAGTGATACACCAAAAAAGTCAGAACCCAAAGAGATGAATTTCAATAATGCGGTTAAAAATAGATACGCGTCTGAAATTAATAAGAAAATGGGTGAAATGACTGAGGAAGAAGAATCTGGTGTGAAAGGAATCTTTGACAAAATATTTTCAGAATCCAAAGTTGATAACATTATTAAATCATATTTCGTAGAGACGGACTCAGAAAAAAAATTCATTCAAGAACAAAAACAAAAAAAGTTCTTAACTGAAAAAGCAAAAAAAGTAAAAATTATGAGAGAGGTTAAAAACTTGTCTGAAACATTCCAACAAGAAAACATCTCATCAAAATTTTTGGATAGATACTCAAAAGCAAACTTCGTAGGAAAAACAAACAAAAAGAATTTAGTTTTTGAAGTAAACGGTAAACAATACAAAATCACCCCACAAGGAGCAATTCTATGAGTTATCTAATTTATGTTAATGGACTTGGACCAAACTATAAAGGTGATAACATTTATGAATTTATCTTTTCAGATGTTAAAGAAGAAGTTTGGGGTGAAAGTTGGGATTCGAAACCATCTAATGGAAATCCTCTACCCCCAAATATAGAGTTTATACGTAAAGTCGGGGTCTTGAAGAATGCGGAGATAAAACTCTCATTAATTCAAGATTCCGATTTTTTCTCTATGATTGACTCCTTGGATGATGTGATAGCACTAGCGTGGGAAAGTGATGATTCAGATATAAATTTTGACATAGAAAAAAGATTAGTTTTCAGATACGGTGAAGACGAAAAGAAAATAAAAGATAAACTATATGAAAGAGATATAGTTTTAGAATTTGATAAACAAGTTGTTTATGAAAAAGAATAAACTGGCATTTAAATTAATTGATATGGGACTCAAAGCAGAAACCTTAGCCAACTTAACAGAATCTCAATTAAGGTTATTATATAATAAATTAAACGAAGGTAAAAAAGAACCGAAGGAGCAAGTGACTCAAATAACGGAGCCATCAAAACCTTCATATAAAGTCGGTCCAAAAGGAGGAAATCTACCACCATCACAAAAAGGATATTCTATGACCAAGAATACCGATGGAACTATGTCAGCAACCCCTAACGAAGGGGAAATGAAGGAAGGAAAGAAAAAATCAAAAAAATATAATCCTTGGGCAATCTGTACCGCATCCGTTGGTAGAAACGATAAGAAAAAGTATGAAAGATGCGTTATGGATGTTAAAAAATCAATTAAGGAAGGTAAGGACCCAATTAATTTGTTTTTAGAGGAAAAAATTGTATCTTTGCTAGAGAAACACGTACAACCAAAAATTTCTAAAAAAGATTTCTTACAAATGATATCTGAAACTGAAACCGCACCTGCAAAACCAAAAGTTCCAACCGTTGAGCCCGGTAAAAAACCAAAAACTCCGTTTAATCCAAAACCAGGTGTTAAGCCTGCTCCAAAGGCGGGAGAAAAAGAAACTGCGGAACCTACGACAAAACCAAAAACACCAACAACAAAACCTAAAACACCTTTTAATCCAAAGCCAGGCGTAAAACCAGCGCCTAAAGCGGGTAAAGGTTCAGTACCTACTTGGTTAAAGTGGGATAATATCGGTCTTAATTTTTAATTTAAAGTCATGGCAAAATATAAAAGAAACATCAGTGAAGCACCAATTGATTACGAAGGTCCTGAAAGAATGGACCCAAGTATTGAGAAAAAAATTACAGATAAAACCACTCCTTATGCGGGACACCCCGGTCTTCCAAAATTAGACCGTGACGTTGTTGAGATTATATCTTCACAGAGATTCAAACAATCTGTAGAAAATGTAAGAAGATTTATGGGTGATACCTCATCTATTCAAGGGTCACCGCAACAAGTTCTTATGAAGTTAATGCAATCCGCAATGAGATTGTTCCCTAAAATTGCAAGTATCGAACAAAATCACAAAGAATTTTTGGAAAAATTGGCAGTTGATTTGGTTGTTAAAGAAATGGCAATTCCTGACGGAGCCCTTCAATTTGACGCTAAATTGGAATCGGGTATGATGAGTGCTGCAGAAGGAATGAGAGGAGAATCTGAAGAGCCTTCACCTGACGAAATTAAAGACGCCTTTGGTAGTGCAAACGAAAACACCGACGAATTAGAGGCGTTTATGGATGCCATGGAACAGTTCGACCAACAAAAGGCGAAAAGAAGATTTATTAACGCACTTATTGGTGGAGCATCCAAAAAAGGTCACTATATGTACCAATTAGTTGGTGAAGAATTAAATAGATTACATCCTGAATTAGTTCGTCTATACGGTATGTCTCAATCTATTTTAGACCACTTATATTGGATTTATCCTGAAAGTATGTCATCTGGTATGGCAGCCAGTGGTGAAGGTCAAGCAGGCCAATCAGAAATTGATACTGAAACCGACCCCCCAACTGTTAAGGCTCGTGGTGTTACTTTCCCAATTTTAATACACGAATTAGTTAAAGGTGTTTTTGAAGTGTTGGGAACTCACGGATTACCTGACGACCCTCGTCAAGCGGAAATGGTTATCGCATCACAAGACACAGTTCCTGCCGAGATTTGGGATTTAAGATTAGGTCCTGTTTTTTGGGAAAGATTCACAGAAGCATACCCTGATGAACTTTTCGATGAAGATAAAAAATACATTCAACATTATCTATTCCAAAGATTTTCGGCATTAGACCCGAAGAGATTTTTCAAACTTACTAAGTTTATTTTATCTGGTGACCCTAAAGGAAAACAGTCGTTACAATACATGGTTGATGAAATCGTAAAAGAATTAAAGCAACAAGATAGGGATTCTATGTTTGGAAGTAATGATGACGACGAGGATGATGAACCTATGGTTTAATCTATGGCATATACAAAAGAACAAGTATTAATAGAATATGTGAAGTGCGTAAAGGATACCCCTTACGCACTTCGCACATATTTACAGACCTATGATAATACAGTATCGAAATTTGTTCCTTTAGAATTATTTCCTGACCAAGTAACTTTACTTGATGACTACGAAAACTATAACGAAAATATTGCATTAAAGTATCGTCAGGCGGGTGTATCTACCGTGACCGCGGCTTGGGCTTCGAAAAAACTGGCATTTGCAAAAAAAACAAAACCTGAAAAAATATTGATTATTGCCAACAAACTTGATACCGCTCAAGAGATGGCAAATAAAGTTCGTGGGTTTGTAGAACAATGGCCTTCATGGGTTGATATTGGTTTTACAAAAGAAAAAAACTCACAAAGACATTACAAATTAACAAACGGATGTGAGGTAAAGGCGGTTGCGACATCAAAAGATGCTTTACGTGGATATACCCCGACAATATTAATTTTCGATGAGGCGGCATATATTGAAGCCGATTCGGATTTTTGGTCCGCTTGTATGGCGTCTTTATCTACGGGTGGTAAAGTGATTGTAATTTCAACACCAAATGGTCACGACCCAATTTATTATGAAATTTATGACCAAGCCGACAGAGGGATGAATGATTTCAAGGTCTCTGAAATGTATTGGTATAAAGACCCAAGATATACAAAGGATTTATATTTAGTTCAAACCGAAGATATAATCGATTATTTTTTAAATAAAGAAAATTACAAATCAGACCAAATAATTCATATGGAGGATTACGATGTTAATAATCCTGAACAATATGAAAAACTGAAACATTATATGTCAACAGGATACAAACCTAGTTCTTCTTGGTTTGAGTCTATGGTAAAAAAACTAAAGTATGACAAACGAAAAGTTTCTCAAGAATTGGAATGTAACTTCTTGGGTTCGGGTGATAACGTATTTGATTCAAAAGTATTACAAAAAATAAGGGAAAATTTCATAAAGGACCCTGCAAATAGAATGATATCAAATTCACTATGGATTTGGAAGGAGCCAGTTACCGGACACAAGTATGTAATGGGTGTCGATGTATCAAGAGGAGATTCAGAGGATTACTCAACATTTCAGATAATTGATTTTGATACAAGAGAACAAGTTGCTGAATTTGTGGGTAAATTACCACCTGACACAATGGCAGAAATTTGTTTTAAGTGGGCTAATATGTATTCAGCATTCGTTGTAATTGATATTACCGGTGGTATGGGTGTGTCTACATCAAGAAAAATGCAAGAATTGGGATATAAAAACCTGTATGTTGATGGTGTAGATTATCAAAACAAATGGAAATACGACCCTAAACAAGCAGAAAAAATTCCTGGTATAAACTTTAACTCAAAAAGGGTTCAGATAATAGCGTCTTTCGAAGAAGCGATTAGACACGATTTTGACATTAAAAGTTCAAGATTGTTAAACGAAATGAATAGTTTTGTTTATGTAAACGGAAGACCTGACCACCAAAAAGGTGGACACGATGACTTAATTATGTCAGCTGCTATGGCAATTTATGTCGCCGAGGCGTCTTTTAGTCAACTCACCAAAGTTACAGAACAAACAAAGGCTATGATAAATTCTTGGACAATACAAGAAGATGACAGTCCATCAAAATCTATCGCCTTTAATCCCCAAATACCAAATTTTTCATCAAGATATCAAGACCCTAATTTAAATTCAGGACCGTCAAGAGAAGATTATATGAAATATGGTTGGTTATTTGGGGGTATGGGATAATATTTATCTATACTACAAAACTATTGTTTATCTATTTATACTTGTAGTTAATTTTATTATATGGAAAATAATCAAAATCTTACAGTTTGGCAGAGACTGAGTAAAACATTTGGACCTTATTCATTGTTAGGTCAGGACTACCCAACTTATCAATATGACAAAACGGAGTTATTAAAAACAACCTCCAAACAACAATACGAAAAAGAAAAATTACAGGCTCAGCAAACTTATTACTTAGCCAATCAGTGGACCAAAATTGAGAATAATTTATATACTCAAGCCACTTATTACGAACCAACAAGATTAGCGTCGTTTTACGATTTTGAATCTATGGAATATACCCCTGAGATTTCTGCAGCGCTTGACATTTACGGTGAAGAATCCACCACAGTAAATCAAGATGGTCAAATGGTTCAAATTTACTCTGATTCACAAAGAATAAAATCTATTCTAACTGATTTATTTAATAACGCCTTAGATATTAACACAAATTTAACGATGTGGACAAGAAATACTTGTAAATACGGTGATAATTTTGTGTATTTGAAGCTTGACCCTGAAAAGGGTGTTGTTGGTTGTATGCAATTACCAAATATTGAAATCGAAAGATTGGAGATGGGTATGGCATCTAAAACTTATAATACTGAATCGGACCCAAAAAACACCGGTCTGAGATTCAAATGGAAAGCCCGTGACATGGAATTTAACTCTTGGGAAATTGCCCACTTCAGATTATTGGGTGACGACAGAAAACTCCCATATGGAACATCTATGTTAGAAAAAGCAAGACGTATTTGGAAACAATTAGTATTGGCCGAAGATGCAATGTTGATTTATCGTACATCAAGAGCCCCCGAAAGAAGGATTTTCAAAGTGTTTGTCGGTAATATGGATGACCAAGATGTTGAGGCATATGTAAATCGTGTGGCAAACAAGTTTAAACGACAACAAGTTGTGGACCACAAAACAGGAAATGTGGATATGAGATTCAACCAAATGGCGGTTGACCAAGATTATTTTGTTCCTGTTCGTGACCCCGCACAGGCAAGTCCTATTGAGACCCTACCCGGAGCACAAAATTTGGCAGAGATTGCCGATATTGAGTATATCCAAAAGAAATTATTAACCGCACTTCGTGTTCCAAAAGCGTTTTTAGGTTTTGAGGAACCTGTAGGTGATGGTAAAAATCTATCATTGATGGATATTCGTTTCGCAAGAACAATTAACAGAATTCAAAAAAGTATGTTGGCCGAAATG